TTATCAAACTGATCTAACTGTAGAACATTTGGATCGGGACGATACTGTTCTAAAGAGTTATATCTTTAGAAGTGCCTGGCCAACAACAATTAGTGCTATTGAACTTACAAATGAATCTGCTGATGCCATGGAGACTTTTGAAGTAACTTGGAGATATCAACACTTTGAGACTTCTGGGGTTAACTTCTAATTTGCACCTACTAAATAGTCAAAAGAAATAGTAGGAGATATTATGGCAGAACTTTTTGGGTTCAGTATACAAAGAGCAAATAAGGATTCGGGTGGGGAAAAAACATTCTCCACCCCAACTCCTGATGACGGCGCTATTGATGTTGCTGGTGGCGGTTTCTTTGGACAAGTTCTAGATACAGATGGTAGAGAACGAACCGATTTAGATTTAATTCGGCGGTATCGTGATATTGCTCAACATGCAGAGTGTGATACTGCTATTGATGATATCGTGAATGAAGGTATTGTTTCTAACCAAAGTGATCAAGCAGTATCAATATCTTTAGATCGTTTACCTTATCCAGATAAAATTAAAAGAAAAATCAGAGCAGAATTTGATGAAGTTTTGCGTCTTTTAAACTTTGAGCAAAAGGGCCATGATGTTTTTAGGCGATGGTATGTAGATGGTAGAATTTACTACCATAAAGTAATTGACGTTAAAAATCCAAGAAGGGGAATTACAGAATTAAGATATATTGATTCTATGAAAATCAAAAAAGTCAGAGAAGTTAAAAAGAATGTTGATTCCAAAACTGGAATTGAAATGACTGAAAAAATTGATGAATATTTTATATATAATGAAAAAGGTTTAGGTTCTTCTTCTGTGGGTGCGGCTGGCCAAGGTATAAAAATATCTAAAGATTCAATTTCTTATGTACCTTCTGGTTTGCTTGATGGTAATAGTGGTAGAGTAATTTCTTATTTAAATAAAGCTATAAAACCTGTAAATCAATTGCGTATGATTGAAGATGCGCTTGTTATCTATCGTATTTCAAGAGCCCCAGAACGCCGCATCTTTTATATTGATGTTGGTAATCTTCCAAAGATTAAAGCTGAACAGTATCTCAAAGATGTAATGAATCGTTATCGCAATAAGTTGGTGTATGATGCAAATACTGGTGAAATTCGTGACGATAGAAACCATATGAGTATGTTGGAAGATTTTTGGTTGCCTCGTCGTGAAGGTGGTAGAGGAACAGAAATTACAACATTACCTGGCGGTTCTAATCTTGGAGAGATTGATGATATTCAATATTTCCAAAAGAAATTATATCGTTCTCTTAATGTGCCAATTTCTCGTATGGAATCCGATGCTGGATTTAGTCTTGGCCGTTCAACAGAAATAACAAGAGATGAATTAAAATTTACGAAATTTGTACAACGAATTCGTAAGAAATTTTCTCCATTGTTTACAGATATTCTTAAAACACAACTCTTACTAAAAGGAATCATTGCTCCCGAAGATTGGCCTGAAATACAAGAACATATTCAATATGATTTTCTTGCTGATGGACACTTTGCAGAATTGAAAGATGCAGAACTTTTAGAGAATAGACTTAATCAATTACAAACAGTTGAAGCTTATATTGGAACTTTCTTCAGTAAAGAATATGTGTTGAAGAAAGTATTGCGTATGAATGATACAGAAATTCAAGTGATGCGTGATCAAATTAAGAAAGAGACTGAACTTGATCCAATGGATGGTGGAATTGTTGTGCCAGATGGTGGTGACGGTATTCAAAGAATTCCAGTTGGGCCTGATGGTATGCCTATGGACCCAGCTGATAGTGCTGCGGATCGGGCTGACAAGGCTATGGGTATAGACCCTGATGCAGAAGAAGAACCGCCTGAAGAAGAACCAGTGGAAGATGATAAAGAATTTCATGTTAAGAAAGGAAAGAGATGATGAGTAGAGAATTTGTAGATTCGGTTGTATCAGGAAATAATATAGAAGCAGAAGCTGCTTTTAAAAGTTCAATTTCTACAAAGGTTGGCGATGCTCTTGAAATTAAAAGAAAAGAACATTCAAAAGCTTTTGTAAATAATGTTAGCCCAGAGGAAACTGATGTTGACGCTTGAAGAAGTGTATAGTTCAACCGTTATTGAAAAGGATGAGCATAGAAAATCTCGGCAGTACAAGAAATTGTCTCCGAAGATGAAGGATGCTATTGACCAAATTTTCGGAATTATGGATTCTAAACCTTCAGATTTCCTAAATACTTTCGAGAAAACTATAAAAGATGTATCAAAAAAGTTTAAGGTATCGGAAAAAGACCTGATGAATTATTTTGAAAAAGAAATGTTATCAATTTAGGAGTGGATAATGGCCATTGCAACACAGACATTAGTTGATTCGGACTTTGAAATTATCACAAAGCATACGATTACAGGAACAAACGGAACCGCATTAAAGGTAGTAGATGTTTCTGAAATTGCCGGTGCGGCTACCGCTCCTAGAGTATCAATCGTTGCTTGTCAGTGGACTGTTAGTTCAGTAACAGAGATTGAATGGGACGCTACATCAAATGTAACTGCACTTACATTAAATGGTAATGGTACATACAATGGTGGTGGCCAGTCTTTACCCTCACTTTCAAATAACGCTGGTAGCGGTATTACTGGTGACATCTATATAGAAAATGACAGCGCTTGCGTAGGTACTATTATTATAAAAATGAAAAAAGTATCTGGTTTCGATAATATCACATAAGGGATAATGTTATGCATACAGTAAAATTATTTTCGGAAGCAGTAGAAAATGTAGAATACATTTGCGAAGAAAAAGATGGTGGCAAGAAAACTTATAAAATTCGTGGTATTTTCATGCAAGCTGACATTAAAAACCGTAATGGTCGTGTTTATCCTATGGAAATTCTTCAGAACGAAGTTCAAAAATATAATAAGAATTTTATCAAAGAAAAACGTGCATTTGGTGAGCTTGGACATCCTGATGGGCCAACGGTCAATCTGGAGCGTGTCTCCCATATGATTACTTCTTTGACACCAGATGGTAAGAATTTCATTGGTGAGGCTAAGATTATGGCCACTCCTATGGGCGAAATAGTTAAAAATCTTATGGATGAGGGTGCTAAGTTAGGAGTTTCATCTAGAGGTATGGGTAGTTTGGACCAAAAAAATGGTGCTAATTATGTGAGAGATGACTTTTATCTTGCAACCGCTGCTGATATTGTTGCAGACCCTTCTGCACCAAATGCTTTCGTAGAAGGTATTATGGAAGGTAAAGAATGGGTTTGGAACAATGGAGCGTTAGTAGAAGCGGAACTTGTTGAGTTAAGGCGGAAATTTGATGTTAAAAAACATCAAAGGAATGCAAAAGTTGAGGCTTTAGAATTTGCTAAATTCCTCAAAAGATTATAATTTATAAATATAATAACACAAGGTAAGGAGACAAACCTATGTCCGAATTAGAACAGACAATTGAAGAACTTGAAGCGGAAGTTATGGCTGAACTTGAAGAAGCCGAAGACCACACAGAAAATGGTGTTGCTCCTGCTCTTGAAGAAGTTGATGAAAAAATTGCAGTCAACGAAGTGCAAGATACTGTTGAGTCTGTAGTTGATCTGGAGCAAAAAGATGCTCCTGAGAAACTTGCTGTTGGTGATGAAATCGCCCATGATGGCAAGGAACTTAAAGAGAACAAAAAGATGACCAAGGCACAGACTTTAGAGCAGATTGGTAAAATGAAGAAGGCAGACATTGAAGAAATGCTTGCTGCTCATGCTGCCAAACTTGATGAGGCTGATAGTGCTGCAACTGAAGAAGAGTTGCAGAAACTTGAAGACCAAAAGGCAGAGATTGATGAGAGAATTAAAAACATCTCTGTGAAAGAGGATATGGAAGCTCTGATGAGTTCTGAAGATTCTCTTTCTGAGGAATTCAAGGTTAAGGCCGCAACAATTTTTGAGGCCGCAGTAAAATCTAAGATTCGTTCAGAGATTGAACGGATTGATGAGGAAGTAAAATCTGAGAAAGAAACCGAAATGGAAACTTTCAAGGAAGAGATTGCAGAGAAGGTAGATACATATCTCAATTATGTTGTTGAGGAATGGACTAAAGAAAACGAGTTGGCAATCGAGCGTGGTTTAAAGGGTGAAATTGCAGAAGACTTTATTTCTGGGTTGAAACAGTTGTTTGAAGATCATTACATTGATGTTCCAGACGAAAAGTATGACGTTTTGGAAGCACAATCAGAGAAGATTTCCGAGCTAGAAGAGAAGTTGAATGAGGCAATTCAAAAGAGTGTTGACCTTACATCTTCTAATTCAACTCTAGTTCGTGAACAGGTTATTTCCGAAGTTTCTGAGGATTTGGCCGATACCGAAATTGAAAAGTTTAAATCACTAACTCAAGATGTTGATTTTGGGAATGAAGATTCTTTCCGTGAAAAACTTAATACACTGAAAGAAAGTTATTTCCCAAAAGTTAAAACATCTAATGATTTAGATATTGATGATGAAGATGGTAGCACCGCACAGGACGTTGATACGACAGATGCCATGAAAACGTATATGTCGGCAATCAGTCGTAATCAAAAGGCGAGTGCATAAAATATTATATTAACAGATGTAAATTAAAAGGAGAAACAAAATGTTTCAAACAGAACATCTACAAGAAAAGTGGCAGCCAGTCCTAGAACACCCCGATCTTCCACGGATTGAGGATTCTTACAAGCGGGCAGTTACCACTCTCATCTTAGAGAACCAAGAAAAAGCTATGAGAGAAGATCGTGGCTTTCTTGGAGAAGCTGCACCCGTCAACGCTATGTCTGGCGGGCAGATGGATACATGGGATCCCATTTTGATCTCATTGGTTCGTCGTGCAATGCCTAACCTAATTGCGTATGACGTATGTGGTGTGCAGCCAATGACAGGTCCAACGGGTCTGATCTTTGCAATGCGCTCCTCGTTCCTGTCGCAAGACGGTGCCGAGGCTTTGGTTGACGAAGCTATGCCTGGTCAAACCGGCGCATCAAACCAGAACGCTGCCGGTACTACCGGCGGTGGTGATGTTGGTGCAACTGAAACTAACCCAGCTGTTCTGAATGATAGTCCTTCTGCTGGTACTTATGTAAGTGCTACTGGTATGACAACTGCTCAGGGTGAAGCGCTGGGTGACACTTCCACAAATTCTTTTGGTCAAATGGCTTTCTCGATTGAGAAATCAACTGTTACTGCTGTATCCCGTGCCTTGAAGGCCGAGTACACAATGGAGTTGGCGCAAGACTTGAAGGCAATTCATGGTTTGGACGCCGAGACAGAACTTGCTAACATTCTTAGTTCTGAAATTCTTGCTGAAATTAACCGTGAAGTAGTTCGTTCCCTGTATGTCACCGCTGTTAAGGGTGCCCAGGTTAATACAACTACTGCTGGTATCTTCGATCTGGACACCGATTCTAATGGTCGTTGGTCCGTTGAGAAGTTTAAGGGTTTGATGTTTGCTATCGAGCGTGATGCCAATGCGATTGGTCAACAGACTCGTCGTGGTAAGGGTAACATGGTTATCGTTTCAGCTGATGTTGCTTCTGCACTTCAGATGGCTGGTGTTCTTGATTACACTCCTGCTCTCAGCAATAACCTAAATGTTGATGACACAACCACCACATTTGCTGGTGTTATGAATGGTCGTTACAAGGTGTATGTTGATCCATATTCCGCCAACGTAGCTGCTTCGCAGTACTATGTTGTTGGTTATAAGGGTACTTCTCCTTATGACGCCGGGTTCTTCTACTGCCCATACGTTCCCCTACAGATGGTTCGTGCGGTTGGTGAGAACTCCTTCCAGCCCAAGATTGGTTTCAAGACTCGTTACGGTCTTGCTGCTAATCCTTTCGCCGCCTCTGGTGCGGCAGCTGCAGCCGATTCGCCGAGTGCTACGGCCGCATTGACTGCGAATACCAACGCTTGGTATCGCCGGGTTAAAGTTACGAACTTGATGTAAAATCAAGAAGTATAGTAGAGTAAAACTTAGGGGGGAGCTTTTTTGCTCTCCCCTTTTTTTTATTATAAATAATCATATGGCAACATCACAATCACCACTCGCAAGGCAACCTGATCAATTAGATTACGCAAGCCCGACTCAATTTCGTTTTGGTATTCATCAATTACCGAAAGTGGAATTCTTTACGGTAAGTGCAAATCTTCCTGGCATTTCTGCCGGTACTGTTAATCACGCAACTCCGTTTAAAGACATTCCAACTATGGGGGAAAAATTAACATATGAAAATTTATCTATATCTTTTATAGTAGATGAATATCTAGAAAATTATACCTCATTACATAATTGGATGGTAGGTATTGGGTTTCCAGAAAACAGAGAGCAATTTCGGACATTTAGAGATGTTACTTCAAAGACTCCAGCTAGTGGAGGCACTCCAACAGTAGATAGGATTGGAGCTGCAACTGCCGATAGATCATTATATTCAGATGCATTTCTTCAAATATTTTCCAATAAAAATAATCCGATTGTTGAAGTAAATTTTGAAAATGTATTTCCTGTTTCTTTAAGTGCATTAGATTTTACTCAAACTTCGACAGATGTAGAATACCTAGTTGCAACAGCTGAGTTTGCATATCAAATTTATAAAATAATATCATTATAAATAAGTATGAGCAGATAAGATATACTTTAACAGTTTTAAAACTTTAGTCTTAAATGACAATATATGCAAAGAAAGTAAATCAAAACTCTGTTCATTTTTTTGAAAGGTGAGGTTACTCAACTATATTTTATGAATTTAGAACAATTAAAAGAAGAATCAAGAAAAGACCTCATCATAGAGAACGAAGAACAGCTTGGTTCTGAATCTTTAAAAAATCAAAAAATTAAAACAAAGTATCTTGATCAAAGGTCAAGATTTCAATTACTGTTGCAAAAAGCTAATGGTGATTACCAACGAATGTACAGACAGAAATGGGAGTACTACGGTGGTAAGTCTGATGCTAAAGTTTATGTTGCAAAACCATTTGATCTAAAAGTTTTAAAAAATGATTTGGCCATGTATATTACTTCCGATGAAGAAGTTATTGCACTAGCAGATAAAATTGGTTATTTGGAAATCGTAATAAAATATCTTGAGGGGGTTATTAAGTCTATTGATAATCGTGGCTGGGATATCAAGAATGCAATTGAATGGAAAAAGTTTGAGGCAGGAATGATTTAATGTCCTGTGCTAAGTGCTGGATTCCACCAATTACTGATTATATTGGATTTTATGAAAATATAATACCTAATTCTGTTTGTGATAATATTATTGATCATGATTGGGGTATGAGAAAATCCACCTACTCAAATAATGAGGGCAAATCCAAAACAAGCAATGAACGTGTTAAAATGGATGAAGTATGGGTTATGAAAGATATGCCATATTATGACGATATTAAAAAGGGAGTTTTGAAAACCGTAAAAAAATATTCAAAACAGCATAAGAATTTTTCTTGTATTCATCATACAGATTTTAGAATTAACAAATATTCAGAGGGTGGATTTATGTCTGAACATGTAGATAATATACATCACAGTCATGGCCAACAATATGGATATCCACAAGTTTCGATTTTACTATACTTAAACGATAATTATGAAGGTGGTGAATTTTTTGTAGCTAAAGAAATGTTTCTGCCGGAAAAGGGTTCAGCGATAATTTTTCCTTCTAATTTTATGTATCCACATGAAGCAAAGGCTGTAACCAAAGGAACACGATGGAGCATAGTATCATGGTTGATGTAAAAATGCACGAATGTTTTCCTACTATGATATCAGAGTTTTCTTATCATCCTGATAAATTGTCACAAAAACAAATGGTAGGATATATTAAAGAAGTTAAAAAAAATCACAAATTTCATACAGATGATACATTATATAACATGTCATACTATGCAGATTTAAGAGATACTATTTTAGTTGCCAATGAAAATCATTTGAAAAAATTAGATTACAAATATGATCATTTAGAAATTACTGGCATGTGGGCAAATTGTTTATTTGGTGGAGATTCACATGCTCCACATACACATTCTAATAATTTTTTATCAGGAGTATATTATCTAGAGGCCGGAGAAAATACTTCCAATATACAATTTTTTGATCCGAGGCCTCAAGCAAGTGTTTTACAACCAAGGAATAATTCAAATAGAATGAATTCTTCTATGTTACAATTTAATTCTATAAAGGGGTTCGGGTATATTTTTCCTTCATGGTTGCAACATTGGGTTCCTACTACAACAGAAGAACGTATAAGTATATCATGGAATATTATATTGAGGGGCGACTACGGAGAGTCTGGCACTTTACAAAATGCTCGTATCTAAAAAAAATGAAGTATATCTACAAATTACTAACATATCTTCCAGTGAAAGTGCTGAGCTATCTGATTTCTTCACCTTCGAAGTGCCAGGATTTAAGTTCATGCCCGCATACCGCAATAGAATTTGGGATGGAAAAATACGTTTATTCTCTCCCGCCACAGGTGAAATATATGTGGGCCTGTTATCGTATATAAAAAATTACTGTCAAAAAAATAAGATTAAATGTGATATTGAAGAAGGATTAGAAGATGAGCGGAATATTGTACGTCAGGTTGTTGGAGGCTTTATCAAAAGTCTCAAACCAAAGTCACAGGGGAAATCCCTTAAAATCCGTGATTACCAAATTGATGCCGTACACCATGCGATTGCCAGAAATCGTGCTTTACTCGTTTCTCCTACTGCTAGTGGTAAGTCTTTAATAATATATGCGTTAGTTCGTTATTATCATATGATGGGGCTCAAGACTTTGATTTTAGTCCCTACTACTTCTCTTGTTGAACAAATGTATTCTGACTTTGAAGATTATGGTTGGAGTCCTGGCACATACTGCCAAAAAATATATCAAGGTCATGACAGAAAAGTAACCAAGGATGTTGTGATATCGACCTGGCAGTCTATCTATAAAATGCCAAAGAAATATTTTGAATCGTTTGGTTGTGTGATTGGAGATGAAGCTCACTTATTTAAAGCAAAATCTCTAACAGGTATAATGACTAAGTTACATCAATGTAAGTACAGGTTCGGTCTTACAGGGACGCTGGATGGTACTCAGACGCATAGACTTGTACTAGAGGGACTATTTGGTGCAGTTGAAAATGTAACAACAACAAAGGAGTTGATGGATAAAAAAACATTAGCTGATTTGCAAATTAAATGTATAGTATTAAATCATCCAACTATAAGAGAGAAAATGACATATATTGAAGAACTTCAATATTTGGTTACGAATAGCGTTAGGAATAAATTCATTGTTGATTTGTGTCGCAATATTCCTGGCAATACATTATGTTTATTTCAACTTGTAGAGAAACATGGGCAAATATTATATGATCAAGCAAAAGATGAAATTAAAGATCGTAAAATATTTTTTATTTATGGGGGCGTTGATACAAAAACAAGAGAAGATATTAGGAGTATAGTAGAAGATGAAAAAGATTCTATTATCATTGCGAGCTACGGCACCTTTTCTACTGGTATTAATATTAGGAATATCAACAACATCGTGTTCGCTTCACCATCTAAATCTAAAATTAGAGTGTTACAGTCGATTGGCCGGGGACTGCGTATTAGTGAAAATAAAAATTCCATTTTAGTTTTTGATATAGCTGATGATATATCATATAATGAAAGAAGAAACTTTACACTTACACATTTTACAGAACGGATTCAAATTTATAATGAACAACAGTTTAAGTATGAAATAAGTAAGGTAAATCTAAGATAGTTATTTCGTTTGTGGATTATTATAAATATATAGATAATTAGAAAGGTATGGAAGGTATGGACACAATTACATCATATAAAGTTATAAAATTGACAAATGGAGAAGAAATTGTTTGTCAATTGGGTGATGATATTAATAATGGTGAATATAAAATTAATTTTCCACTCAAAATGAAAGTTTATTCAATGCCGACAAAGGAAGGTGTTGTTGATTCTTTAAATCTTAGTCGTTGGATTGGGCCCTACACAGAACAATCTAATTTTTCAATAAAAACTGACCATGTAATATTAGTTGCTGATGCATCACCTGGCTTGTCTAGATATTATGAGCATGTAATTAATGAAATTAAACAATTAGATACTCCAGAAAAAAGATCAACTTTAGATGATATTGTAGACGAAGATGTATATGATGAATTATTAGAAGAACTTGAATCAGATAACAATACTATTCATTAACGGGACTACATAGCCTATTATACACACTTTTTTTACTTTGTCAATTCCCTTTTGTTCCTTGACATTATAGTTATTATAATGTATGATGTAATAATAGTAAATTGTTTAAGGAGTTATTATGACTAAAACAAAAAAGGCAAAGAGCGTACATTACGTTGACAATAAAGAATTTCTAAAGGCTATGATTGAGTTTAAAGAAAAATGTAAAGTTGCTATAGAGAATGAAAAAGAACAACCACCAGTATCTAATTATATTGGAGAGTGTTTTCTTAAAATAGCAACACATCTTTCTTATCGCCCTAATTTTATTAATTACACATACAGAGATGATATGATATCTGATGGCATTGAAAATTGCTTGCAGTATGTTGCAAACTTTAATCCAGAGAAATCAAATAATCCATTTGCATATTTTACTCAAATTATATATTATGCATTTCTTAGAAGGATTGCAAAAGAGAAAAAGCAAACTCATGTCAAAAATAAAATGATAGAAAATTCTCAATATACATCTTGGGTAACAATGGATGGCGATGATTCATCATATTCTGTATTAGGATTTGATCCTAATGTCATGCTTCCAGATGAAGATGTATATAAACCAAAAAAGAAAGTGACGCCTAAGTCAAAAGGCCTTGAAACTTTTATGGAAGAAGATATCGATAAAGTAGCTGAAAGAGGAATTGAATAATTGAAGATAGCAATTGTTACTGATACTCATTTTGGTGCAAGAAATGACAATCTAAATTTCAACGAATACTTCTTTAAATTTTATGAAAACATTTTCTTTCCTACATTAAAGGAAAGAGGTATTACAACATGTATTCATATGGGAGATGTTGTTGATCGTCGTAAGTATATAAGCTATCGTATTGCCCATGATTTCCGTAGTCGCTTTATTGAGAAGTTTAAGGAGATGGGTATTGATTTGCATATTATTATTGGCAATCATGATACTTACTATAGGAACACCAATGAAGTAAATTCTATGGATGAACTTGTGGGAAGAGGCGGTGAAAACCCATTTTCTGATGATAAGGTATGGATTTATTCTAGCCCAGAAGTTGTAGAGTTTGATGGTACTCCCATTCAATTCATGCCTTGGATTAATGCCAATAATTATGATGAGTCTATGAATGCGTTGAAACATTCACCAGCACAGATTCTTATGGGTCATCTAGAGGTAAATGGTTTTGAAATGCACAGGGGTTATAAAGCTGACGGTGGATATGATAAAGAATTATTTCGTCGGTTTGACCTATGTTTTAGTGGGCATTTTCATCATAAATCAGATGACGGCCAGATATATTATTTGGGTACTCCGTATGAAATTACTTGGAGTGATTACAATGATCCGAAAGGGTTTCATATTTTTGACACAGATTCTCGCAAACTAGAACGTATTATTAATCCATATACATTTCATGAAAAGATTTTCTATGATGATACAATTAATGATTATGTTAATGAGGATGTGTCTAAGTATAAAGAAAAGTATGTAAAACTGATTGTGGTTAATAAGAAGGACTTGTATGAGTTTGATAAATTTACAGACCGACTACTACAGGCTGATGCATATGAAGTTAAGATCATTGAGGATTTCTCAGAGTTGGATGCTGACAATGTATCGGATGATATTGTAGAGAATACAGAAGATACTATGACTCTGCTTGAAAAATATGTTG